ATATTAATTATAGCACACTACTCAATTTATGCCAATTTAAAAGGGACTTCAGTCCCTTTTATTTAAGCATCTGCTCGCTTGAGAATTGTCGTTTCTGCCAAACGTTTCCAATTCTTGTCGGACATTTTACGCAAGTCTGCAATTTTAAGAACAGTACGCAAGCTCAGTTCACGCAAACGATTCTTCTGTTCCCACATAAAATCAACAATTTCTTGCGGAACATGGTCGTCAAAGTCGTAACTATCCAACATGCCATCGCGTACAATTTGCTTAATACGCAAAAACTTGTCCCGTTGGGTGTTCATTGTAAGATCCAAATAATGGCAACGGCTTTCCAATGCATCCAAATGGTCTTTCAACTTTTTAGAACGAACGTGCTCAAACTTAATGTTCGTAATAAAAATTACCGAACCTTTAAAATCAAAACGGTCCGGGATGCCTTCTTCGCGCAACATACGGCTATCAGTGTTCCATGAGATAGTACGCTTCTTGCTCGAGTCCAGTGCTGCCTTGAGAATGTTAAGGCTCAAGTCGTCCAGCAAAATACTGTCGCAGTCATCGAAGACTAGCACATTAGTAGGATCGCTGTACTTGTACAGTTTTGCATACAGACCTAGGGCCGACATTGCACCTTTAACAACTTCAAATCGAGTCTTGCGCTGGGCCATTTTGTCAAACAGTGCAGCTTCTTCTAATTTCTTTTCAACACCAAACGATTTGCCGACGCCAGGGGGGCCGGAAACAATCATTGCACGAACTGCGCCGGTAGTAGTGCCTTCTGTCATTTCTTCCAAAATGTCAAAGCGTTCGCGAATACGCTCAATGGCTGCTTCTTCGCTTTCAGTGTACACTTCGGGTTCGGCTGGCTTGACAATACTAAATGCATTAGTATCTTTATTTGCGGCGGAAATTTGTCGATCCGTCATGTCTGCTACTGTGGAACCAGTAACGCTAATATCTTCCATGCACTTTACTTTAATCTTAATTGCTTTACCAGGATAGCCCAAAGTACCATCATCTTCTACAGTAACGTAAGGTCCTTTAGCACCTTCTTTAAAATCTGCAACAAGGCGGAAAGTAGTATCGATAACTGGGATGTTGCGATACTCGCCGCGCAAAATGGTAACTTGGGCCATTGCAAAACTCCTGTTTTGTTAACTAAAAATGTATTATAGCACTATGGCCAATTTGTGTCAATTAACGCCAGACTTGCTCCACATCTTGGTGTTCGACAATTACTCTATCGCGTTCGGTGCCAAACAAGTTAATTGGCTTTTCTAATACAATAGTATGATGAACTCGTCCGCCAAATGCAACACGGCTCAGTTCAACTTTACCTTTAACAGAATAGTCTTTCAAATATCGAGCGCGGATTGTGCAACCTTCAAGCGACCAAGACATTTCAAACTCCTATTTGTTTACAATACAAGTATTATAGCAAGGAGTCCAATTTGTGTCTATTTATTTTTTAGGCAAGTCGCGTACTCGGCTAAAAATATGCATAGCACGATCCAACTCAAAATTCTTGTGCTTATACATATACGCTTTTTTGCGCTCGGCAATTTCCAGTGCCTCCATCAACTTAAATTTCTCATTTAAGTTTTTTGTAAGCATAAGAGCCGCTTGCATATCCACGATGTCAAGTGCATATTCAATCCATTTTTCCGTAGCCTTAATGCTATGGTAAGGTACAATGGCTTTGGATTTAGAACCATTGTATTTGTTTACAACTGCTAACATAAGATCTCCTAATCTGGAATGTCAATGTTAGCATGCTAATTAATTAGTGTCAATTAACCTAATGTAGTGTCTTCCATGCCAGCTACGCGAAGTTTTGTAATGTTATTAATTTGAAATTGTTTACTATCAATAGCCTTCATTAGGCCCAAGTATTTGTTTCTAATCATAGCAAACTCGTTGATCAATAACTGCCATTGATATACTTCTGCATCACCGTCTACATACTTTTCTGCATCACGGCTACTTAATGCTCTGTTGTAATTTTCAATAAACTTCTTGAACACTTCGCTGCGCTTTTTTCTAAGTTGAATGTTGAGCCATTCTAAAATGGCTTCAACTTCCTGCAATTGATTAAACCTGTGCTCGACAATGCCGGGCATCAGCCTACTGTTTGATTCCAAGTTTCCTTTAAGGCTAGTTTCTATCCTAGCCCCGTTTAGCTCGGTTTCAAAGTATGTTATGGCGTCGGGTAATGCACTAACATCATCCGACACACGTCTATACCAATCGCTCATTCGTCGTCGTAATCGCAGTCGTAATTGTCTTCTTCGTAATCATCGTCATCTTGTTCTTCCGCACAATAGATGTCTTTGATAACTGTATCGAGAACACTGTCATTACCTAGCAAGGCTTCGCTAACACTATCCATGTCATAATGATTTTCTAAGCTGCGTAGCAATGCACTAGCGGCATCATAACGCTCTTTTTTATCAATATAACTTTTAATACTTGTCCATACATCAACGATCAGTTCTGCTTCTTCATCATGCAACATCGGAATCCTCCTTAACAACTTCCGCTGTATTTACTTCCGCTGTCAAATCTCTAAGCATGATATCAGCCATAACTTTATCTAGCAATTCGTTCGTCCAGCCTTTGCGCATGGCCTTAAGAATTTCTCCGTCTTTTGTAGTGTACAGATAACTATTGCCTTCACGCTTTAAGGAGCCTTTTTCTTCCAACATGTCAAACAATCCGCTGTAAGGACTCATACCAGTGCTGTAAGGGATTTTAACTTGCACGGATTCAAACGGTTTAGCATAACGAGTTTTCATAATCTTACATGCTGCGCGAATACCGTTAACTTCGCTAACCTTATTGCCGTCTTCGTCTTCTTTTAGTTTTAGTTTGCGCATAGCCACAACGATAGAACTTGCGTAGATAAAGCCTTGGCCACCGGAGATTTTATCATCGGGGTCAAACATATCTTGGCTAGCGTATGTATGGTTAGTTGCAACTAAGCCAATGTTTAGATTACCAAACATGTTCACGCAATTGCGAACCAATGCTGTTAGTGCTTTAGGCTTACGGCCCATATCGCCTTTTAGGTCGCCGGCTTCGAATTGGTTAACGTCTGTTGGTGTTAGCAACATACCAAGCGAGTCGATTACAAACAAGACTTTTGGTCGCTCATCTTCTGGCATTGCTTTATAATCAGTGACGAATTGAGTAATAGTCTTGGCTACATCGTCAATCATAGCCATGTTTAACTTGAGCAATTTACTTTCGTCGGTATCCACTCCGAGAGCGTGCAGCCATGCTTCGTCTAGTGCGTTTTCGCTGTCTACTAGAACTACATAAATGCCTTGTTCTTGCGCATGGCGAATTAAGTTGCCCGAACAGATATAAGATTTTCCTGCACCGGATTCGCCGGCAAATACAGTAACTTTGCCCATAGGAACACCTTTAAAAAAGTCGCCACTAATTAGGTAGTTAAGTGTATAGTTGCCTGTGCTAATCCAATCTGTCGGATCATTAAATCCAATACTAAGACCATCGATACTCTTAGTAATACTTTTTCTAAATTTGCTGACATCAAAGGGCTTTGTCATTTTGTTCTTCCTTCTGTTCTTGATCGTATGACATCATCATACGTGTTAATGGTTCCATTTGTTTAGCAAAGTGAGTGGGCATATCACGACACATCATTTCCATATGGTAATCATCTGGCCAATGACGTAATAGCCCAAGAGCACGTTGCCTAATAATTTTCGGTACTTTAGGTGTCATGTGCGGACTTAATAATTCCACGAGAAACTTTTTTGTCTGCACAAGACTACGATATCGTTCGTCTGGTAATGTCATGGTTTAAACAAGGGCTTACGCCCTTGTCCTTATTTTTGCTGGCGGTTGCGAATCATTGCAAGAATGTCATTAACATTCTTTTTTGCTTCAGGTGTTGTACCACCATCTGTGTCAAATGGAGGATCGTCGTCTTCGCTGTCTACTACGACTGGCTTGGGTGCTGCCACAGGTTTTGGAGCGGCTGGGCGAGGTGCAGATTCGCTGTCGCTGTCGTTGCTAGCAGTATTGCCAGCAAGGTTGTCAAGTTTAACACCGGCTGGCTTGAAGTATTGACCCCAACGTTGAGGATCGTACAATTCTCCGTCTACGCTGGCTTTAAACATATCATAAATGATATCTACTTCTTCCTTAGTAGGCTTTTTAGGCATGAAGTCGTTCAAGTTAAACAAGCCGTGATCTGCAATAGCTTGTAATTCGACTTCATTTAAGCCGCGTTCTTTACGTGCAAAGCTACTAGTAGAGTAGTCTGCGTATTGACCTTTAGTTGTCTTTGTTAAACGGAAGTCTGTGCCGTTTTCATAGTCTGTAAACAAACTTTCCATATCCGGGTCCATCAACGCGCCTTTAACAATGTTAAAGATACTTGGGTTGACGATGAATCGACGAATTGGATTCTCCGGTAGGTTTTCTTCTGCAAGGCTGCTGTTAATAACAAAACCTTGGAAGATGTAAGATTTCTTTTTCCAATACTTGCGACCTAGATCTTCAAGAGACTTGTCCTTGAACCAAGGGCGAATTTCTGCATGGATTGGGCATGTTTCTTTCCACATTTCCATACATGGGACTTTAACGGTCACTCGCTTGCTTTCGTCGCCGCCTTTAACGCCTGCGAATTCGAGATTGATCATCTGACGTTCTTTCCAAGGGAAAGTGTTAGTTTCATCTCCGTCTGGTAAGAAACGAATAACTGCTGTAGAGTTTTCTGGGATGTTCCAAAACGGGTAGATTGCTGTATCTGCTCCGCCGGATTGTTTGTTGCCGCTGTTGCGATTTTCTTGTTCGAGTAAACGTGCTCGGATTTCTGCCAATGTTGCCATAATAATTTTTCCTTAATAAAATGCCAGGGTTTAACCTAGTTGTGCCTGGAACACAAGACACTCTCGTCTTGTGAACAATTGTAGCAGACTATTGCCTGCTAAATCAAGAGCAATTTAACTTTTTGGCGAAACTGCTCTCGAAAATATTTATAT